TAACTCTTTACCATGTCGCCTGAAAGGTTCTTCTTTTAATAATTGTTGAATATCTGGAAATCCCTCATATTTTGGAATAAGCTTTTCTTTAATTGGTGCTGGTAACATATTAGCACATAATTTTTCTGGTCCTCTTATATTTGACCAGTTTATTTGGTCAAATAAATCTTTATTATCGTTAAACCAATCTATTAATTCATGAAAACGAAGCACAGATAAAAATGATATAGCTCCATTTATATTCACATATACATTTGGATATTGACGAACATGTTTTATATTCCTAACTATCTCTTCCCAATTCGATCTACGTCTTATATAATTATTTGCTTCACCATAAGCATCTAATGATACTGTAAATTCAAATCTTTCAAAGTCAGGTATAAATTTTGAAATCTTTACTCTATCAAATTCTATTACACTCATATTAGTTTGATACTTACAACACATCTTCTGTGATTCGCCTGTTTCAACCATCTTTTCTAATAGTTTATAAAACGGTTTCATTACTAATGGTTCACCACCAATTAATTTTAAATTATATATGTATGGACCAAGAGCAACTATTTGTTCTATAAATTTATCAACTTTATCCGAAGAGACAGTACCTATTTTCATTAGTTGGCCTCCTTGGAAAACGTTTTGGTCTTCCATATGTTCTCCATGCATTGTTTCTGTACGAACACTTGAATCAAATGGTAAACACATGTAACAATCTAAATTACATTTATTACCAAAAGCTTTTACTTGTACTTCAAGTACTCTTTCAGAAAATAATGCGTTTTTTCTTTTGTCAAGTCTACTCCCAGCAAGTTGAAATCTTTGTACAATCATGTCGATTCTTGGCCAAAGATCATTATTATTTGATATAATTTTTAAAGATGCTTGACGTCTTGATCTCCCATAATGTTTTTCTTGGTGTCTACATGATGCACACACCTTATCCACCATTTTAAGATCAGAATCACGAGTTAACATTTCAAAACGAAGCTGGTTTAAAACTTCATCGTTAACAAAATAATCTTCAGGAGTAACATCTTCTATATTAGGTCCAAAAGGCACATCACTTCTTTCTTCTGCAGATTTGGCCCAAGAACATGGAAGTAATTGACCATCAGTATTAGTATATATTAAACTAAATGGAGCAGGACAAAACCATATATCTTGATTTTTTACTGCATTAAATAAATGTAGGTCTTCTGTAAACCATTCACTCGTATCTACCTTTCCACCACCAAGAAATTTATCTCCTGGTCCGCCTTTAGTCAGTTTATCCATTATCTATCTTCTTTTGGTATATAATATTCCTTCAATTCTGGGAAGACATCAAATAAATGTAACTCCCATTTTGTGCCTTCATAATATTTGTCAGCATCTAATAAGTAGTCAAGTGTTTCTTGCATGTCTACTTCTGGATTACGAGGTAAACGTAAAGCTTCTTGAATATCTGGCCAGCCCTCATACTTAGGTAGTAAATCTTCCTTTATTTTTTCTGGTAAGTTATTTACTCTTAAGTGCATTGGGTCTTCTAGCATTGCCCAATTGATTTGGTCAATCATCTCTTTACCTTCATCTAAACACCAATCAATAACTTCATAAAATCTCATTACACTAAGGAAAGAAACTAATCCATTAAAATCAACATCAACGTTAGGATATGTTTCACAAATTTCAGCATTTTTTACAATCTTATCCCAACTACATCTTCTTCTCATGTATTCAATAGTTTGGCCAATACCATCAATCGAACCAACCATCGATACTCTTCTAAACTTAGGTATATAATTAAAGATATTATGTTTACCAGCCTTTGTCTCTGTCATATTTGTTTGATATTTAAGATAGATATGCTCAGCATCTCCTGATTCAATTAATTTATCAAGTAATTCGTAATGCTTCTTCATAATAAGAGGTTCACCACCAATAACTTTAATACTTCTTATATACTTTGACATCTGCATAGTTTGTTCAACCATAGATTTAGTATTTGATATAGGAAAGGTTTCAGTATGTATAGGTATTGTCCACACACCATCTTTATCTTGCTCTACATCAGGTTCTTTTAATATTTCAGTTTTATCTCTTGTTACCCACTTATAAAAATCTTTTGCTGTTTGGTCTAACTTACCAAATATTGCATCGTTCCACACGCCTTCGAAGGCAACCTTTTGGCGAATTGTAGAATTAGCATGAGTACACATATAACAATCTAAGTTACATTCAGAACCATAAACTTTTAATTGTACCTCAATAATCCTTTCATCAAAATCAAAGAATCCACTTGCTTCATACATTTGAACAGCCCGATTAACTTTACTCCAGAACGATGCATCATTGCTATGTATCTTCATACAAGCTGTACGTCTTGATTTACCATAACGATCTTCATCATCTAAACATCGTGTACAATGTTTCTTTACGTATTCACCCTTTCGTCCTACATTTGGATCGAGCATATCATTACGAATACCATTCATAGCATCGCCTGTCATCCACTCTTTCATTGTAGTATTTAGGATATTAGATTTACCATCTGGTTTACCAAAACAACATGGTTGATAATTACCATCTATCTCCATATATAACTGAGTAAATGGAATATCGCAAAAGAAAAGTTCTTGGTCTTTAGCTTGTTGAGCGATTGTTCCTTTATCAAGTACATCTGGAATTAGTCTCCTCTCATTTCTTTTACGACCATCCTTATCATGTGTTCTTGTAAGATCTACAAACCACGAATCTGTGTTTACGTTACCTCCACTAGATTTATCTCCTGGTCCTCCCTTTGTCATAAACTCTGGTAAAGGTGTTACATCTGTATGCGATTTTTTATTCATTATTTTCCTTATCAAATATATTTTTCCAATGATCTTGGTATTGACTTTCTATAGTTGTTTTAATATCTACGTATTCTATAACGCCTGCCATTTTAATTTCATTATATAATTGTGCATATGTTTCCATATATATTTCAGTATTTGTGTTACCTTTTGTTTGATAATCAGCACACATAGGAAGTAATATTTCTACATACCATCCTTGTTTTGCCCATTTTAACGCTGAATATGGTTTAGATATTGTAACACAACCTATTGTATTTGTTCCACCAAAAATAATAGGAGTTTCTCTAGTGTTTTTTATAACTTCCATTCCTTCGCTTTCAACCCTATCTATAATATCTTGAATAGAAGGCTTAGCCTCAGCATTATATTGTAACATCTTTACATCGCCACCTTCTCGATCTTCTACCTTTATCATTTCATCATATTCCCACATTCGTGTATGGTGCATATCATAATCATGAAAAGATACCATGACTGCTGGTTTACGAGTTAAAAGACTACTCCAAGGGAATGCTAATTGTTTTAAATAACTAAACCGCATTTCATTCATTTCTGGATTACCAAGTGATCTATGCCCTTCCATATGCGGTAAGATAATTAATGTTCTGTTATTTTCAAATGCCATAATATATTATATCATATTTTTATCTATTGTACATATTTATATCCAACGAATTATTTCGTTTAACTCAGGTTTTTTATCTATTTCTGATTCTTCTGTAGTTATAAAATCTCTTCTTGCTTGTTCACAATATCCAATTGTCATAAGTAATATAACATTATGCTCTACCCATGACATATCTGACCATGAAGCTTCATCTGTTGGAAAACAAAGGATACATGATGTGTCTAATCCTTCTTCAAGTGCAAATGCTGTTAGGTTAGAATGAAACATACCAACTTCTACACTAACTGATTGCATATTATTATTTACTTCATCTTCATGCATTTGTTCATAGTATGCACCGCCTTCTACATTTTTAGCAATAAAACCATTTGGCTCGCATACTCTTTGAGAAAAAACTAAAAGATATGGTGCAGATGATAGATGTTCGAAGAACCGATTATTCTCAGTTGAACTAGGTGCACCAAAGTTCTTTGCGTTCATTGTATCATTATTGGTTTGAGACTTTTGCCATATAGCTTCTTTCTCAGCTGCTTTATCTGGTCCTAACACATTTACGTGATAAGGCATAAAACTATTTTTTGACGGTGTTACTTTCCAAGATTTCCACAATATTTTTTCTATTAGTGCTTTATCTGGGGGTGTATCAGTAAAAGACATACAGTGACGTCTTTTATCTAGTAATTCTAATTGATCCATGTTTCTCTCCTTTAAATAAATTATTGTTTTCAGCGCGTTCGCATAATTTTTTCCAATCCATATTCTTTGGATTAAATATTATTTGAACCCACCATTTATCTGCTGGTTCATTCCAGCGTACTGTGTGTCTATGATTTGGTCCATTATGTAAAATACCAATTACATCACCATTTTCATCTTCTCTATATTCGTGTTCATAGATCGTTTCATGAACATGATTTAAATATTGTAACGCATAATCTTTCCCTAATTTAAATGGAAAAATCATATGATACCCAGTATCCATATGTGGTATAAAATCTACACCAGCTTTTTGATGACTTAGGTAAGCACGAGGTTCTGCTTTCATGCCATCTATTTTAGTAGGGTCTTGTACTCCAACAGCAAATGCATCACTCGAACCCATTTCCATTAAACTGTTATTAAGTACATTATATATTGGATGATCTGCAGGTATCCTATGATGAGTGATACCTTCATACCATAATTCACCTACTGGTTTTTCTTTTAAAATCGTCTTATACCAATCAGTACTTTTAACTGATTCTACTACACCAGTTATTTGTGGTAATTCTATAGCATACTCTCTTGGATTCCATCCTTTATTTTCATGAGTTTCAAAATAATGTCTTCTTAATAATGGAAATGCATCTAATAAATTCATTTCCCATTTAGTTCCCTCATAGGATTTATCCATATCCATACAGTATTTATATAATTCTTTAGCATTAAAGTCGGGTTCTTGTGGTAACCTTAAAAGATCGACAATACCAGAATATTCTGGCCATTTTTTGTATTCTTCAATTAATACATCTTTTAAATTCGTTGGTAAATTATTTGCTTTCATTTGATGAGGATTATCTATTGGCCACCAATTTACACGTTTAATCTCTGGAAATTCTTCTCTAATTTTATACATATTAAAGACACTGAAAAAAGTAGCAAGAGAATTAATATCAACTTGCACATTTGGATATTTTTGAAATTCTCTTATATTTTTTACAATCGTATCATAATCAGATCTTCTTCGAATATAATCGTTTGATTTACCAACAGAATCTAATGAAACAACAACTAAAACACTTTTAAAATGAGGAATATATTTAAGTATATTATGTTTACCGGCCGCTAATGTAGTTGCGTTTGTTTGATACTTAAGCTGCATATTTTTAGCTTCACCAATATCTATTATTTGTTGTAATAGTTCATAATGTTTTTTCATTACTAATGGCTCACCACCAATAATTTTTAAATTATAAATGTATGGAGCAAGATCTAAAATTTGTTTATTAATTTTACCTATTGGTTTAGGCCACATTGCAACTTCTGATTTTTTTCTTGCTTCTTCTTTATCACCCCAAACAACATCATTCCATACACCGTTATCAAATGCCATTTTAGTTCTTATTGAAGAACTAAAATGATGACACATCTGACAATCCAAATTACATTCTATACCAAATGATTTAACCTGTATTTCTAAAATCCTTCCTTCGAATCTATACTTTTCACCTTTTGCAGTTCTCGCTGCAGCATCTATAATAAATGGCCAAAGAGGTTGGTGAGTGTTAGTTTCTTCACTATAAATTTGATTAGCAATCATTCTTCGTGATCTGCCTATCTTTGCTTCGTCATTTATACATTTTTTACAATGATGATTAACATATTCAAAATCAGAAGATTCATCTACCATTTCTGAACGAATTTTTTCCATTACATGACCAGTCATCCATTCTTTAATCGAAGTATCATGTAATGTATTTCCC